CATCAGGCTGGTATGACTTACTAAGTGATTGGGAAATTGTCAGAAAAGATAGCGAGCCTGCAAGGTATGGCGAATATGTCATGTTGGAGTTGAGCAAATGAGAGCAGGCAGACTGCGCCAATACATCACGATTCAAGAGCGAATCATTGAGCAAGATGAAATCACAGGTGCTGCCATTGAGTATTACCGCACCAAATATGCCAGTGTGCCTGCTGCTGTTGAACCGCTAAATGGTCGTGAGTTCTTATCTGCTGAACAAATGAGGGCAGAGGTGCGTGCCAAGATCACGGTGCGCGCAGGACTTAACACAGAGCCAACTGACCGCATCTTGTTCCGTGACAAAGTGTATGAGATTCAGACCATCTTGGATGACCCAACATTCAAGCGCCACCAAGAGATCATGGTTAGCGAAGGCGTCAGGCGTGATGGCGATGACATCACTGGTATATTTAGCGATGAGTTTTCAGAGGAGTTTGCATGAGCACACCAACACGCAGAACGCTTGACACGTTGTTTGACTATTTTGAAGCAGGTCAAGCCGCAGGTTCAATCACACCAGACAGGGTGCAGGACTTGGTGCAGAGTTTGATCCCAGGCTTTGCCCGTATCAGTTCCAATGGCGAATCAAATGCAACCAGCATCACTGAAGCAAACCAATGGACAAAGATTGACCTGGCAACTACGCTTGCACCCAACGCAAGAGGTATGACAATGCCTGAAAGCAACCGCATTTTGTGTGGTTGCCCTGTGCCTGCGATTGGCATCATTGATGCAAGCATGTCAATTCAGTCAGCAAACAACCAAACCTTTCAGGTTGCAATTGCGAAAAATGGCACGATTGAGTCAGAGTCTGTTGAGACAGTCAAGATTGGCTCAGGCGGTGACAGCGTGTCAGTCACTATCCATGCAGACATTCAGCAAGTCAGTGGCGACTATGTTGAACTTTACGTCAGAAACACCGCAACAACAGAAAACCCAACGGTGTCTGGCCTGTACATGCGTGATGTGGCCTGGGTGTTATGAAGCTAAATGGGCTTGATGAAATCATCAAGAACATGGAAGCCATCAAAGACGATTTGAAAGGCGACCCACTGCGTGCAAGTTTGCGCAAAGCATTGACTCCGATTGTGAATGAAGCCAAATCCAACGCACCTGTTGATACTGGCAGATTGAGGGACGCAATCAAAACAAGACCATTGCCGCCTGATGATATACCGTCAGGCTTTAGCGATGGGCAAGAATTGTTTGTGGTGTCCAGCAGAAAGAAAGACAAGGACGCGCCAGATAATGCTTGGTATTGGCACTTTGTTGAGTTTGGATCAACCGCACGAAATGGCGAAGACATACCAAAAAAGGCATTTTTAGCGCCAGCATTTGACGCCAAGCGCACTGAAGCAATCAAAGTGTTCACTGAAGAAATGCGAGCGCAACTTGAAAAGAATGTGAAACGAATCAATAGGCAAAAAACATGAACCTGCCACCAGTATTCACAACATTGAAAGCTGACAGCAACGTGACCCAGTACATTGGCACGAACCCAACCCGTTGCTACCTGTTCGGCACTGCACCGCAAGACACACCTGAACCGTATGTGGTTTGGAGTCTGCCTTCAAGCGTACCTGAGAATCACCTTGACAAACTGCCTGTGGTGGATTTTGACAGGGTGCAGTTGGATGTGTATGCAACCAACCCGCTTGATTGCTTGAACCTGTGTACAGCGATCAGAGACGCTTTAGAGCCATTGGGTCACATGGTTCTGAAACTAGACATGGGCAAGGATGAACCTGAAAACTTGCACCGCTGGATTTTGCAGTTCAACTTCTGGACTGCAAGATAACGCCCATTGTGGGCATTTGTAAGATAGGCGTATAAGCCTCCAAAACCTTGAGGAGATTGAAACATGAGTAGTTATATCAAAACGCAGGGCACAGAGTTTTATTTCTATGACCCAGAGAACAGCACCGATGGCGTTATCAAGCTGGGCTGTGTCACCAATATTGATGGATTGGGTGGCGCACGTTCACAGATCGACACATCCTGCTTTGACGACATTGACGACACTTTCGTTGCGGGTCGCGGTACACCAGGTCAGGTCACAATTGACTTGAACTACACCGAAGATGACGCCAACGAGTTCCACGCTAAGTTGGAAGCATTGCGTGATGCAGGCAACACCGCTTCATTTGCAATCGGTTTCAGCAATGGCACAAGCGCACCAACCGCTGCCACTGATGATTCACTTGAGTTTGCAACAACACGCTCAGGTCGGACTTTCGTTGGCTACATTGCAGACGTGCCTTTCACCTTTGCTGACAATGACATCATCCGCACGCAGGTTGTGATTCAGCGTTCGGGCGTTGTTGCGCGTTTCAAGAAAGCGTAAAATAAGCTGAACGGATTTCTTTGAGTATCCGCTGGGCGTCAGGATTAACGCAAGTGTTCATCCGTGCTTGCGCCTGATGACCCAGCACCTTAACCAACGGAGTAGAACATGCAATCACTAGCACAATTACAAACCGCGCCAGAGTTCCAGCCTGTATCAGTTACATGGAAGGGCAAAGAACTTTGGTTCTGGTGCAAGATTCTGTCAGCTAAAGAACACCGTCAAGTCACTGATTACTTTGGCAAAGACGGGCAGTTGGATTTGGGCAAGTATCGGGAAATGACCGATGCGTTCATATCCCAGTGTGTTTACATTGAGAAGTCTGACAACCCAGACAGCAAGCGCACAGTCATCGAGTTTGTTGATGACGATGGCGAATCACACGAACTTGTGCAGTGGGTGACAAAAGCCGAAGCAGGCGAATTGAAAGCTGCATTGGCTGACCGTATCAAGAAGCAGATTGAAACCGTCAACAGCTTAAAGGTTGATGACGACCTAGAAAAAAAGTAAATAGGCCTGAAGAGCGAGTGTGGCAAGCGCTTGCTCTTCGGTTTGGCTGGCCCATTGAACAACTGAAAGACCGCATATCACACCGCGAGTTTGTCTATTGGTGCGAGGTTTACCGCCAAAGACCCTTTGACGATGAACACACAATTCACCTGCTGGGTGCGTTGTTGCGTGCTGACATGCGGTCAATTGCAGGTGGCAAGAAAGCCAAAGTGAACATTGAGCAGTTGATACCGTATCGCAAACTGGATGCGGAAACTGATTTGGAACGCAGAATTGACGAGGTATTGTAGATGGCATCACTAGGTCGCCTGACAATTGATATGGTCGCAAACCTTGCGGGCTTTGAGAAAGACATGGGGCGTGCCCAGCGTGTCACTGCAAAGTCAATGCAAAGCGTCAGGCGTGACCTGAGACGGGCTGAGAGAGACGCAGACAAGGCCAGAGCAAGCATCAAGCGTCTGGGCATGCAGTTCGCTGCTTTGGCTGGCGTCTCAATGGCTGTGCTCATTCGTGAGTTCAATCAGTTAGCACAACAAGGCGACCGAATTGGCAAGGTCGCACAAGGCACGGGCGCAACCGTTGAGGCTATTCAGCGGTTGGGCTTTGCCGCCGAACAATCAGGCACAAGTCAGGAAGTCTTAATCAAAGGCCTGCAAACCCTCCAGCGCAACTTGCAAGGCGCAAGAGATGGACTCACCACCTACACCAGAGCGTTTGAGCGCATTGGTGTCAGCACAGAAGAACTTTTCAAACTTAATGTTGAGGATCAATTTTTATTGATCGCTGACGCATTGTCACAAGTTGAAAACGCCACCACCCGTTCCGCCAGCGCACAGGAAATCTTTGGGCGTGCTGGTAAAGAGTTGTTGGCGTTTTTTGCTGACGGTTCGCAATCAGCTAGGGAATGGGGCGATGCTTTAGAGCGTACTGGTGCAGTTATGTCTGAAGACATGATCAACCAGTTTGAGAACTTTAACGATCAACTCAACCTTTTAAGCAAGCAATTCTTGGGCTTAAAAGTTCAGATCATGCAAGACCTGATTGGCCCAATGTCTGATTTTGTTGAGTTCTTGAACACTGAGCAAGGCACAACTGCGCTTAAAGAAGCCCTAGAAGATATGGGCAGAGCCGCCACCATTGTCGGTTCAATTATTGGTGTGCGTTTCGTGGGTCAATTGACTGTCGCAGGCGCATCGCTGGCAATGGCAAGCATCAGAGCAGCGCAGGCCACCGTTCAGCTTGCAACCATGAGCACCACTGCAACAGGCGCAAGTGCCGCATTTGCCAGACTAGGCATTGCAATCAGAACTATGCTTGGGCCATTGGGATTGGCTGCCACAGCATTGGGCGTGTTTGCGCTATCCAGCCGAGAATCAACATCATCACTGCTTGACTTCAATGAGCAGATGCGTGACCTTCGATTTGAAACCCGTCAGTTCGCCAATGAACAACAATTGGCCCAAGACATTCAATCATTCCGTGATGAAGCGCAACAAGCCGCTGATCAAATTGAACAGCTTAAATCTGGCCTTGAAAAATTGGCAGGCGACCGTCAACCTGGTGAGCGTTTGCGTGATTATCAAATGCGCATGCAAGGTGTCTCACAGCAAACAGAACTTGCCAATGCTGAGATTGAAAGACTGCAACAAGTACAGGCAGAAGCCAGCAGAAAAGCAGATGAACTGACCAAAGAGCATGAAAGGCTGGCAACTGCTACCAGAGAAACAACCGATGCTACGGAAGAACTAAACGATGCAATGGCTGATGACAAACGCCAGCAGTTTTTGCGTGACATGCAGGACCTGTCGGATGAGTTAGAAGGTCCATCAGCGCAAGCCGCCAGAGCATTTGCCAGAGAGATTGAGGCACTTCAAGAATTACTTGATGCCAAGATTATTTCACCCGAAGAATATGCCAACTTTGCCCGTGGGCTTGCGCAGGTTGCAAGACAAGGCATTGAAGATGACAAGGTTGAAAAATCATTCACCGATGTTGCAGCTGATGGAATCAGTGCTGGCATAGAAAAAGCATTTGCATCCATGACCGCTGGCGACATCAGCGCAATGGGTTTTTCTGAGGTTGGCGGTGTTATTGGCAAAAGCATCTTTGGTGAACTTGGGCGTGGTTTTGGGGAAATGTTTTCAGAAACATTTTCTGATCTTGGCGAATCGCTTGGCAACAATCTGGGCGACATCGCAGGCAAAGCGATGGGCGAAAAGCTCGGTGAAACTTTTGGCAAGGTGTTTGGCGAGATTGCAGGCCCAATTGGTGAAGCGCTTGGGCGGTTTATTTTTGACAAGATATTCCCACAAAAAGACCCCAAGTTCCAAGTGGGCGGTTCAATCGGTTTCGGTGCGACTGGTGCTGGCAGAATCAGCATGGACTTGTCAGCAGGCACACCATTTGGCAATCTGTTCATTCGATTCAGAAAGATCACAGCGGAAGCACAAGACCAATTGCGTGATGCTCTGATTTCGTTTGACAAGACCATTGCCAGCATTGTGGCAGATGAAGGCCAGATGCAACGCATCACAACAGCATTGGCGCAATGGGGCTTTGACACGCAAGACCAAGGCTTGACCCTTGAGCGTGTATTGCGCAGTCGGTTTGATGCGATTGTTAGCACCTTTGATCAGTTTGGTCAGGACATGATCAGATCAGGCGCAACGCTTGAAGAACAGATCACCAACATGATGGACTTGATTACCATTCGAGCACGCATGGCAATTGGTGATTCATTTGGCGGTGGTGTAAATGGCAATGATCAAGTGTTTTTGGCAACCGAGTTGTCAAGAGCCAATGAAACTATGGCGCAATCATTCCAAAGGTTGCTGACCATCACTGGTCTATTGAACAAAACAATGGACTTGATCAATGCCCAAATCCCAGGCGGTACTGCTGCGGTTGCACGTTTTGGCGATGCGTTACAACGGGCATTTGGTGACGATCTACAACGCTTGAGCAGTTCGCTCAACACAGTATTTGAGACATTTTTTGACGCTGATGAAATCCTTGAGCAAACAGCGTCAGCATCAAGAGAGCGTGCATCAGCATTGCTGGCACAGCTTGGCATTGAACTGACTGATGAATTGCTGACGGTTGAAGGATTCCGTGAATTATTTGACAGCTTGTTTGCCAGCCTGTCACCAGAGCAAGCCGCTATTTTGATTGAAGCTGGGGTGGCAATCTCTGACTTTATTGGTGCGACTGATGAACTGAATGGATCGGTTGGTGACGCAACTGATTCTGTCAATGATATGTCAGCGGTATTGTCAGAGCGTGCTGGCCTTGAAAGACGCTTGGCGCAACTTACAGGCGACACAGCGGCATTGCGTCAAATGGAACTGGATGCAGTCGATGAGTCCAACCGCCATTTGCTTGAGCGCATTTTTGCGCTAGAAGATGAAGCCGCTGCCCAGCGTGAACTAGAAAAGATTGCAACCGAGCGTGACAATCTGCTCATGCGTGAATTGCGTTTGCTCGGTGATACAGAAGAAATCAGAAGGCTCGAACTTCAGGCGGTCGATGAATCCAACCGTGAGATTCTCAAGCGCATCTTTGCATTGGAAGATGAAGCCGCAGCGGCAGCAGAAGCCACAGCGATTGCCAATGAGCGTGCTGGCCTTGAACGCAGACTGTACACCTTACTGGGTGATACAGCGGCACTGCGTCAGATGGAGTTGGACAGCTTAGACCCTGCCAATCGTGAACTGCTTGAGCGCATATTTGCCATTGAAGATGAGCGTGCTGCCAATGAAGCAGCGGCAAGAAGCGCAGAGGAAGCGGCAAGGGCGCAAGAGCAATACAGGCAAGAACTCAACAAGCTGATCGATGATTTTACAGAGTCAATGCAGGGCGTTGAAGAAACCATCCTGCTTGCACCGCTCAATGACTTCCAGCGTCAAATGGTTGAGATCAACCGTCAAACGCTACGCACAGCGGCAGCGATCAATGCAGCAGCAGGTTCAGCGATAACGCAAGAGCAAGCTGAACGAGCACTAGCACGGGCGCATCAGGCGGCAGCAATACAGGTTCAGGCGGCAGTTGCCAAGCTAGAAGCAAGCACAGTGCGTTTGGTCCAAGAGGTGTTTGGCACACCGATGGATGAGATCAACCGTCAGATTGCACTGCTTGAGCAAAACACAAACAGCGCCACTGACGCAATCAGCAATGCTGCCGATGCCATGAAAGAATTGGCTGACTTTGCTGACAGTTTATTGCTGGGCAATCTGTCACCGCTTTCATCACGGGAACAATTGACGCTTGGCCTGTCTGAGCTAAGGGCGGCAAGTCAGGCTGGTGATGTGTCTGCTGTGCAGTCATTGGCACGTCAGGTGCTTGAGATCGGGCGTGAACGCTTTGCCAGTGGTCCTGAGTTCGCTCAACTGTTTGCTGATGTTCAAGACATCATCAAGTCAACCGTGCCTGCTGAGGATGAGCCACAGCCTGTTGAGGTAGTCGAATCGCCAGCGCTTAAGGCTTTATACGAAGAGCGTGACCGCATGCTCAAAGAGCAGGCCGAAGCTGACAGAAAAGCCAATGCAGTTGATATTGCACAGGCTGTGGCAGACATCGCTGGTGCAACGGGCGCATCATTTGAAACGGTTGCCAAGAATCTTGGCGTGCCGCTTGATGAACTTGCCAAAATCTTGGGCTTGGATTATGACCAAATTGATGAGTTCCTAGCTGGCCTTCAAACTGATACAATGACGCTTGCCAAGCGCCTTGAATTGTTTGCAACAGCAATCAAAAATGACCTGCATGATATGGCAGAGCACATCATCAACCAGCTTCAAGAGCCGATTAAGCTTGAGGTCACAGTGGTCAGTGAGATTGTTGAGAAGGTTGTGATTGACCCAGGCGGAAAGAACCCGCCAAAGATTCCAACAAATCCACCGATTTTGATGGGCGATGATGGGCTTGCAAATCAAGGCAAGCAATCAGGAAAATCTTATGATGGACAATCTAGCAAGGCGGTTGAAAAAAACACAGCAGAAACTGTGCAAGAGATTCGCAGATTGGTTGATGTTCTTGAAAGATCAAGCACTAGATCAAATCGCACAGCTTTGGCATAGATGGGAGCGGATGATGAAGTGGTTAGTTGATGCAGATACGCCCAAAGTTGATGAGCTTTTTCAAGAGCCAAACATCATACAGGCT